CAGTAAGAAAATGCTTGAGCTCAAGAAGAAGAGCCCAGAGGATTACAAAATACTTTCACAGGCACTAGCTAATGCCAATGAACTATCTGCACCCCTGCCCAGTAGTGTTCAAAAAGACCTAGAGCAAAAAGCACAACTTCAGCCAGAGGTCACGCGATCCGCTAGTGAGCAATTGCTGGACACTACCAATGAAAATGCACAAACCATCAATGAGCAGATCGGGTTGGCACGCAAGGCACTTGAGTCCTCTGGTCTGAAGACTAGGATTCAAGTTGTTGAGTCTGGTAACTCTTATTACGATCCAAGCACCAATACAATAGCTATTAGTGCCACTGAAGCGGATACAACAACCGTTGCACACGAATATTTTCATGCCGTATTAGGGCAAGCCGTAAAGACCGATGTAGAATTGCAGAGCATGACTCGCAATATGTTTGATAGTGTCATTCGTGCTACTGTATCTGGATCATCTATCAACGAGCAGCTAAAGGGATTTGTTTCTCAGTATGATTCCAATGTGCAGAACGAAGAGTTTCTGGCACAGACAGTTGGCGAGCTAGCTAGCCAGTACGAGACGCTGGACGTAAACACAAGGACACGTATTAAGGTCTGGATAAACCAAGTGATGCAGAAGCTAGGTGTGTCTGGCGTATTTAAGGAGGCTGAAACGGATGCAGAAGTTATTGATCAGCTAAATGCATTTGCTAGGTTCTCTGGCAGTGCAGAGGGTCTTACTGGAGTTATGAGTTCATCTCAAGCGAGCCAGCTATCCAATGGGGAAATAACTGGGATGGGCTCGCCAGTTCGTGGCACTAGGTTCCAGCAAGCGGACTATAGTGAGATGCAGGACAACATTTTTCCAGACAAGCCATTACCATTGTCACTTATAACAAAGAAGAACAAGATAGATATAAGTGCCATCATGGATGACGTTATTAACAACAATAAGAGGGTAGCATTCTTTGCTGCGGATCAGTTGGGCGTTGGAAAAAATGGAGACTTTGATCTGGATGGGGGACCATCATTCGCCTTCACCAAGAAGGGCGTTTTTTGGATGAGCGGAAGCAAGGACAAGTTAGATAACTCTACGGCAATGAATAAGTATGCCGAGGAATCCGACTACATATTTGTTTTTTCTGGAAGTGCTACAATGCACACCTTCAATAAAAGCGTATTCAATGGATTTGCCAAGTCAATGAAATCCAAGTATAAAACTTACGATGCTTTTAGGGATGCATTCATTGAGGGTATTGGCAGTAATCCCAATAAGGAGGCGAAAGCTGTAATAGATAATTTAAATAGATACAAATCCTTTGATTCCTTCAGGGACGAAGGGGATGGATCCCCTCCACCCAGAAAAGGACTACTAAATTACATTGATAAGTTTTCACAAAAAACCAATGACACTCCCACTAGGCAGTTTCTTCGTGGATTAAACTTAGACTTAGATTCACTTAGGGATAATTTTTATAAAGAAAACGATTACGGATGGCTGGACTTAATGGTGGTCGGAAAACCCAAGGGTAAAACGAAAAAGGGCGACTTCCACAGCACATACGCAGATCAATTCATGGGGGAAACTCTTGGAGTTCCCGATAAGAAAGTTAATCTCAAGGATCTACTATCCGTCGATGAGTATAACAAGTTGATCTCAAAGTTTGTAGCGGACAGGAAAAGAAAAGCACTAAAGGATAAGTCAGAGGCTTTTACTGAGGATGCAATTGAGAAGCGGATGGCTAAATATAAGCAGGAGGTCTCTCAGCTTAAGAGAATTGCCAATGATCCACAGGCACAGGCAGATAGGATACAGCAGAAGGAACTGGACTTCATTGCAAAAATGGAGTACACCACTGAGCGGGAGGAGAGTGATCGTCAAGCAGCCGAAGAGCCCCAGTCATCCTTGGCTGACAAAATTAACTACAATGCGGGTGGAATGAAATCCTATGACGCAAGTCAATTAAGGAGCCTAAACCCCCAGCAGGTAGCCAGTGCCATATCTAGGAAGAAGCCAGTTAAGATTGCTAAAGCAAAGCCAGCTACACCAGAGCAAATTAAGTCTGGAGCTAAAGCAGCACGCAAGAGTCAGTTAGATAGGTCAACTGCATCAGTTAATTTTAGAAAGTGGATGGGCAAGGGTCAATTAATTCATGATGACGGTGAGCCCATGGTATTGTACCACGGCACGAAGGGAGAGTTCGATGAGTTTACTTCCAAGAAAAATTTAGACCAAGATTCGTCTACACCAAACTGGCTGTACTTTGCAACGAACCCACAGCTAGCTGAGCAGATGGCCGCTCATAAAACTGGCTACAGAGACGGTAAGGATGCGGACGATAGACTGCAAAAATACTACGAGGAATTTAGTCAGCAAGATAAGAAGGTGGATTACGGAGAGCTCGACAACAATCTATCCAGATTAACAAGGGAGGATGGCTACGTAAAAGAAAGGACTGGAGTCCTCCCCGAAACATTTGAAAGAAACTTTGCATTGAGCATAATGCCCGTGTATCTAAATGCTAAGAATGTTTGGGATCCAACAAACCCAGATCACGTAAGTAAGCTAATGGCTAAGCTTCGTAAGAACAAAGAGTGGGAAGGTGACTACGGCTATACCCAAGAGGAAATAGCTTCTGGTGAGTTTAGGTTCATCGAGAACGCGATAACCACAAAGGCACTTAGTGACCTTGGGTTTGATGGTGCAATGCTGATGGAGACCAAGGCAGATGGCCTAAGCACTATAGCAATTTGGGACAAAAATGGGGTAAAGTCAGCCACTGGGAACAATGGTGAGTATAGCTTAAAGGATAATAACATTCGCCGCCAGAAACCCAGAACAGCAAGTGACGAGGAGATGGCACGCGGGCTGTCCAATGATGGTATGAGAATCTTGCAGAAGTATGGCATGACCGAGGACTATAAGGGCGTTCGCAGTGTACTTGATCGAATCAAGGGTGAGTATGAGGATTTGGGTTTAGACAAGAACTTCATTGAGAATTATTTCCCAAGGTTAGTCCAAGATTTAAATGGACTCAAAGCTTCCTACGGTCAGAAGACTGGTATTGTTGACCAAGAGATTCGACGCTACGAGAAGACAACGGGGCAAACCCTATCGGACATTGAGCGTCAAATGATGTTTGAGAAGCTAGCTAGATCCAATATGTATCGCAGTGGCTTGAGTGCTCCAAGCAACATGAAGGAGCGGATTACGGACTTTATCGATGAGCCCCAAATGAAATACTACGCTGATCCAGAAGTAGCATTAGATAACTACATAGATAAGATGGTTAATGCCATCGAGACAAAGAGGCTCATTGGGGACTCTGCGTCTGGCAAGACACAGGGTGCTGATCCAGTGGCTGGTAGGTTGGGTGAGGTTATGGACAAGATGGCCAGTGAGGGAAGGCTGCGGGACGATCAGATTAACCTCATTCGGGGTGCTATAGATGCACGATTCGGGAGCCACGGTGCTCAGTATGGATTTATTAAGGGAGCCAAGAACATGGGCTACCTAGCTACGATGGGTAATGTGGGATCAACTCTCACTCAGTTGGGTGACTTTTACTTTACGATGGTTCAGAATGGCTTGATCCCCACGGTGGAAGCCGCACTGGGACGCAAGGATCTTACAGTTGAGGACTTGGGCATAGCCAAGAATATGGTTGAGATTGATAGCAAGCAGGGTGGTGGTATGTTCTCCAATAGCGTGAATAATGTCTTTAAATGGACGGGTTTAACGGCAATGGATCGCCTTGCTAAGAACACAAACATTAATGCCACGCACAAAGTTCTAACCAAGGGTGCTAAAGCTGGACAGAACACCAATAGCTACAAGAAAACCCTAGCTAGGCTCAAGAGGGTGCAGGGAAATGATGCATACAAGACAATAGCTGACCTAAAAAATGGTGTAAAGAGTGAGTACGTTATCGAGGCTATATACAATAATCTTGCTGATGTAGCACCCATATCTCTTACCGAGATGCCAGAAGCCTATGCGGGAAATCCAAACCTTCGCATTATGTATAGCCTAAAGTCCTATACCATTAAGCAGTTTAACTTTGTTCGTGAGCGAGTATGGACAAAGTTAATGCAGGGCATTGCCACCAAAAATCCAAAGATGATTGGAGAGGCATCCACTGATATGATGAAAATCTTAGCCTTTTCTACCCTAGCTAATGGTAGCTCAGATGTTCTTAAGTCGATTATATTCAACCGAGAGATCGATGAGGAGGACTTCATGTGGAATACACTCCTAAGAATCTTTGGCATTACCAAGTACACAACTGTTCAAGTTAGAAAAGAGGGTCTTGGTACGGCTGCACTGAAAACAATTGCACCACCCCAATTCGGGATGATGAGTGATGTATTCAAGGATGCACAGGAGATGGAGAGAATCCAAGATATGCGTAGCGTTAAGTACGTGCCATTCGTTGGTAAGCTATACTATTGGGCAGAGGGTCGCGGTGTTGAGATCGAGGAAAAGTTATCTCGACTCAGAGAAAAACCGTTGTATCAGGAGGTAACTTATCCCGATCCACCGAGACAGAAGTAGAGTCCGACGCATTCTTGCTAACTAATATATAGGGTATCTTGTATAGGTCATCTGGATGAATCTTGGATAGTAGGTCATCCCTGCCGTATTTCTTTCTTGAGTACATCTTATACATACAAGCTTTGGGGGAGCTAACATGAGCATCCTTATCTACCAAGCTATCTACTAGTTTGATCAAATCCTCCTTGCATACAATCTGAAACTCATCCCTTCGCTCAAAAGCAAAGTGGGTGGCTTTCCCGTATAGCCAGCCAGCCTTCCCCGATATGCCCTTGAACTCAATCCACAGGGTTTCTGGGTCTTTTATGGACTTAACATCTACGTCCATTGATACGTTACAACGGAAGTCTATGTGGTCAAACTGCCCATTGTGCACTCCAGTTAGCTCAATGTTTGAGCCAAAGAAACCATCTATGGATTTCTTGAAGTTACTTTCAGCGGTTGCCCCCTGCTCGCTGGCTCTGCCAGTTCTATCCATTTCGTTTCTATATGATTTCATTTGAAAAATGCCTCCCCACCTAGTATTAGCTAAGTGAGGAGGTTGTGTTTTCTCATCGGATTTAATAAAGGAGGGAGAGAACGAAAACCCACCTTGCCAAAGATTGCTCGCTTGGCTTACCGATAAACTATTTATTCCTAGAACGGTTTACTGCTTTTGATTGAATACGGAGATTTCCACGTGAGGTGTTGCGGGGGTTGCGGTCTTTGTGATCGATGTCCTTTCCTAGTAGTTTCATTTTTCCGACGGCTTTCACCATCTTCCGTCTGGACTTCTTTCGGGCATCGTTACGCTTTCGCTGTTCGGGCTTGCTCTGGTAGTTATCGTATTCTTTTCTATAGTTTCTAGGCATTGTTAAATTATAACATGGATTGTTTATATTCCATGGATTTTGTCAAGCTATTCCTTCTCTATGCTATCAACTAGAACACGCTCCTGTAGTCTAGCTATCTTCTTCTTGAGCCCCTCAATGTCCTTATTTAGTTCCTCGTTTTGCTTACTTAAAACATCGCAGGATCTAGTCATTGCATTGAGTCCACGAACTAGAACGGATTCTGTGTCTGGCTTAAATATTTGAACTGGTTTTTTATCGGTCATAGTGAGTTTGTTGGTTCCTTATTTAGTGCGGCTATTGCCTGTTTTAGTTGGTTGTTCTCCTCCTGTAGTCGAAGGTTTTCATTCTTAATGTAGGCGAAGTCCTCCTTTATTGCAAGAAGTATATCGCTTAGTTCTCTTATTGTTGTTACCATAGGTGTTTTAGTTGTGATTTATACGTGATTCACTCTATATCTTTTGTTCCTCTGTTGGTTTAATATAGAGGGATGAAAATACTATTACTCGTCCTATCTACCCTAATTCCATCAATTTCATTAGCCGATCCAGCAGTAAAAATTTTATGCGATCACGGGCTAACGCACTCCGTCGCAAAAGTTAAAACGCTTTACGCAAATGTTGGGGATCATATTTTTTATAAGGAGACAAAGGCATCCAACGGGATGCTGTTGCTCACTGATGGAGGAGTTGATAAGTTCAAAGAAGGTGAAGTAAGTAATCGTGTGGTAGTTGCGGTTGTAAAGAATTATTCATAGGAATGTCCATAGTGATCGCTACTGAAAGCGTCCGATGTGATTGATAAACTTGAAGCGTCCCTTTAGATCACGCTCGCCCTCTCGGTTCTTGGCTACGTTGTAGTCCATCTCTAGGTAGCTAACCCCATTTGGATCAATGGTTCTACAAGTGTCAATGTCACCACCCTTTGGCCACATCAGTAGAGCTATGTCCGCGTCATTCTCAATATCCCCAGAGTCCTTTAGGTCGTAGAGAACTAGCCCAGAATCCCGCATAGCACCAGTCCTGTTAATCTGAGCTAAGAGAATTACGGCTACGTCCAACTCCATTGCCATCTGCTTAACGCCGTGTGATGCCTGTGAGATGCCCTCATGCTTACTCATCTTTGGGTTGAATGGTATTAGTTGCAAGTAATCCACCACGATAATTTTTATGTCGTGCTTTCTTTTGAGTGACCTAGCCTTCGAGCGAAGATCGTCGATACCACGGACATGGTGAACAGTGTAAATTGGAGCCTCACCAATCTTATCAATAGCGTTGTCCACTAGGGTGGATTCGTGGGGAGTAATAGTCTTATCTACATATTTCTTTAGATTAACAGCGGAGCAGGTTTGAGTCATCCTCTTGGTTAATTGCTCTGCTGGCATCTCAAAACTAAAGATAGCTGATGGTATGTTACTCGATATAGAGTTCCTAAGAACAAAGTTCAAAGCCAACTGGGATTTTCCACATGAAGTTGGTGCGGCTATAACGCACACTTCTCCCTGTGCGATGCCGCCCTCATCGAGCTTGTCATCCAAGTGCGGTATACCAGTGGATATTTTCTTTGATACGTAAGTCCCGTCACTAATGCTATGTAGCCTCTTCTTTAGATCGCAAGCCGCAGTGGACAATGTGTTGTCGGATTCTTTACTTGAATCCATAATTTTACGAATTTCTGCCTCAGTCTTTGAAGCTACGTCAGTGGAGTCCACGTTTTCATTCAAGGATTCCAACTGCATTCTATAGTGCCTAGATAATTGCCTAGCCCTGCTCTTACCTAGAACAATTTTTGCAGCAGCACGCCCAGCCAGCGGAGTGCACGGGGAGTCCATTAGTGTCATAATACGAATAACACCACCCACATCATCCAGCATATTATTACTGCGAAGCTGGTTAGCTACGTTTACCTCATTTACTTCATCATTATTGTTAATAACTTTGCCAATGCTACTGAATATAGCCGAGTTCTTCCCACTGGAGAAGTCATCCTTGGTTATAATATCCGATAGCTCATCGTATAATGATCCATCTGATTCTGATATGCAGCTTGCTAATACGGATTCCTCTGCCTCGATTGCGTTTAGTTCGTTCATGGTATTTTATTGGGGTTTAGTTTTATAACTATTTGTTTTTATATTTATTCCTTATTTGTCTGATTGCTGAAATGGATACCTTTAAATGATCCGATAGTAGTGCCGCTGGAATATCAATACTCTTTTCAATTATGTTACGAGTTTTTTCTGAGATTTTTGAGTATGGTCTGTAGTTGGATTGTATGTAATCCTCAACACAGATCTCCTGTATTAACCCAGTGCGTTTTGCACGTATGATATCCCTGCGTGCCATCTTCCAGAAGTTCTTGCGGATATCCTTATCACCGTCCTCCGAGAACTCTCTGTCGTATGCTTCCCTGTAGTTATCAATGTAATCCTTCATATTAAATGTCGTTAAGTTCCTCTGGTAATAGTCCCAAGTCAATCCTTCTTTTTGTTTCCTGCCAGCAAGCGATGTTCCAAAGAACAGCACCGAAGTGATCCTCGTCTGTCTTTTGATCACACAATGCCCATAGGTGTCGGTTTGCGGCATCACAGTATCGTGAGAGCGGAATGCCCTTCTGCCAGTTATCCCTGCCGTATTTAATAGCTCCGTCCTCAAAGCGTTTAGCTAGGGATTTAAGAGCACACGTTGGGATTAGGGATGGAAGTCCTTTGCCCATCATTGCGTCCCTAACTGCACCTGTATTAAAGTTTGTCATTTTACCACTTGATGGTAATGTAGATATATCTGATGAAATCATTATTCTTTATATTTAATTGTTGTTGTAAAAAGGGGCGGGGAATACCAAAACCCCGCCCCTTAGTTACTACGCCTCTACTACCCCTAGCAGATTATTCAAAGGGTGATTCGCTAGCTACAGCCTCCTTGGGCTCCTTTAGCTTAACTGAAAGCGAATAGAACGGAACACCCGCCTTGGATTCCTTCTTCCAAGCGTTGATGTAATATTCAGTGCCGCCCACATCGATTGTGCCACCCAAGTCTGGATGGGTTTCAGTTTTCTTGCGGTCGTTTTTAAACATAGCTCCGCGATTTGTGTTATCGTATTTTTCCATTTTTCTAGTTCCCTATATTAGGTTGTTGTTTGTAGCTGCCTTGCTGGTAGCTTGAGAGTCTTTTCCGTGCTTGTTTGTAGCATCCGCGTCTTTACAGTCGTCGATACAAAGCAGTCCATTGAGAGCATACTTTCGAGCATAGGATGAGGAGCTACCAGTAATTTGGCTTTCGTCCATACCTTTTTTTGTTTCTGCTTCACGAGCAAACCCCACGGAGTCAGCGATTCTTGTGCCGTCGCTCAATAACATTGCAATCGATTTTACATATACACGACCCTCAATGCTTACGACATCATCGCTAACAATTAACGCACAATTGTGCTTTTTAAGTAAGGGCTTTACAGCCTCTAAAATATCTTCGGCACTGCGGTATGCGTAGTTGCCAAAGTTATTGCGTTGTCCCTTGGGAGCTTTTAACTCCGTTTGGATTTCTGATAGTATGTTTTTATTTTCCATTAGTAATAAGTTTACGATATAAAGATGTTCTCTGTTTTGAGTTAGTGCAAGCTTTTATTTCACTTTTTTTCGCTTTTAGCATTTTTAATGCAAACACCTGATCCTCAAGAACTAAGCGATTAAACCTAGACGCTAATTGCTTTAATCCCACTGGATGAAGGTAATCTGTATCACCTTGATCCAAGTAATCCGCAATGTTTCTTAGCACTTCCGATAAGCTCAATTCGGAGCTTGTGCCGAAGCGTCTAAAGCTATTCTCAACACGACCCAAGAAGGTGTTGCCCTCCATTGATATAACTCCGCGAACCATACCACTCACATGATTGTGATCCACACAGGGATTAAAGCATCCAGTCTTCATCACTGGACACTCCTTTGGTAGATTCTCGTTTCGGTATTGGGCTAATTGGGAATGCTTTAGATACTTCATGTTTTTCTATATCGGTTATTGTTATGATTAGGTTACGCTTAGTCGCCATAGTAGTTTCTTTGCCTTTTCTGGCTTTGCCAAAAGCAAACTTGATGGCGTTCGCCTCCGAGTTAGCTATCTTCCAAGTCCCGTGAACAAAGTCCCTACCGAACTCCCTATACTTTATTAGATAAGCTTTCACTAGACATTCATGAAGTCCATCCAATATAATTCGGAGGTTAGCTTGAAGCGTTCAATGCCCTTCTGCATTTGCTTCCAAGTCCACTCCTTGTGATAATGCTTCTTGGATCTAATATCCACGCACACACTCATGATTGTAGGTAGATACTCTAAGTCCCACATCCTAGCTAGCATCCAACTCTCGATAGCTAGCTGAGTGCAGTCCTTCTTCTCGTAGAACTTACCACCACGACCCTTGCAGTCACGGCACTTGTAGTCAGCCATGAAATACTTACCATCAGTTAGCTTGCCAATGAAGTCCACTGAGCCAGCAACCTTAATCTCTTCGTCCCAAGTAATTAACTCACTGGCTACGGGTTCGATTCGTTCACCGTTAATGTATTTAATGAAGGGTTCAGCCCACTCATCCCATTCGGAGTTCATCTTGGGTTTCTTGTTAGCTATAATAGCATTCGTGTGATCCTCCAATCGACCATGAACGGTTGTCCCGAACTCAGAGGATGTTATCTCTTCACCGTCAATGGGAGAAATACGCATACCATACTTACGTGTTTCAATCTCTCGCTGACTAGCATCGGGAAATTCCCTAGCTAGCTTAATGTATTGCTCTGGAGACCAGATGCCATCCAAAAATGGATCCTTGATAATACCCATGACAGTTGTCACCGATGGATAAGCACCGATTTTCTTGGCTTGTGATGGTGTTGCGGCTTTCGTTAGAAAGGGTTCGTTGTCGCAGTTGTAGAAATGGCTCATAATTAGAAGGGTGCTATATTTATTGTATTATTATTGTATACTGGTATTGGTGTTGCAGTTTTGTTATGGGTTGTTGCAGTTTTGTTACTGGCTTTTACAGATTTGTAAACGGCTTTTGTCCATCTCTTATCCTGCTTCACTTCATTCAGTATGCTAGTAGAAAGGCTATACCAACGAGTTTTGTCGTAAGCCATTCGATTAAATGAGTCGCTAACCAATACGGATTGCTTCTCAAGGTTCTTAAGGGTTCTCCATATCTGCATATCGGAGAAGAATGGAAAGATTGAACGCCAACCCTCTCTGGAGTTGAACGTCCAATGTTTTCCCTTGTGATAGTTTCTTCCATCTTTTTCGTTCAGTAGAACGTAGTAGATAATTTTATGCAGAATTATTGCCTCCTTAAGTCCATACTTTGCAGCGTGGTCTTCCTCGAATGCAAGCATGGTAATTATCCCAATAACTCCTTCATGTCCATGATGAACTCAAGACCCTCAAGCACTGACCGCCTGTCCTCGTATGGGTAGGATGAGATAATCAATGACGTTGCATCGTTGTAGAACTCTACAACCGCATCGCCCTCTGATGGATGACCAATGATATCCCAAGAGATGTTTTCATTGATCATAAAGTCCAGAATGTCAGACTTGCTTCGCTCCTTGGGAGTTTCAATCTCTTCGGGTTCAAGTTTCTCCCGTAGCTCATCCCTAAGAATATACTTTTCGCCCTGCAATAGATGACCAAAGTATTGCTCTTTGATGCAGTTATTTTTTCCAATTGCAATTACAATTGTTTCTGGGTGGTGGAATACCCCGTGTGTTTTTTCGTGTATCATATTTTTATTGGTTGGTTGGTTATGGTGGAGGTGGGAGGAGTTGAACCCCCGTGTCCTAGATAATCTAGGATCGAAACCCTTTCACCCCCTTCAGTGCATGAGATTGCAGATATGTAATAGGGTGTCAAATGTTTTTTTATAAAATGTTAGGAGCGGAGTTTGTCCATAGTAGTGCATTGCCGTCCGAAGGAAATTTTTGGCACAAAAAAAGCCCGCACCCCGAAGGATGCGAGCTGAGTTTTTTCCATTTTGGAAACAGTTGAGATGATTACCACCGTGCTCCGTCTGAATACTGATCCGAATTGCAACCCTCGCACAATCCGCAATGGAATACGTCAGGGCTGTCGCAGAACTCACAGGTCTCAGGCTCCTTAAGCGTAGCTACGGTAGCTAGCTCGTGAATCTTCAGCATATCTATCGCCAAGTCTTCGATGAGCTCCCAGATGCCATGGGGCTCCCAGTCTTCAAATGGTTGCCACCTGTTGTCTCGGATGAAGTCCGTCACCTCTTGCTCGTCTAACTCGAAAAAGTCCAATGGTAGCTCTTCGGTTAGGTAGAATTTTGATGCTCTTATATATGCTTGTATTTTATTCATGGTATTGATTTGGTTATGTGTTAAGATCGAGACTCGAGGTAGTCTTCAATGGCATACTCAATTGTGTCCCAGCAGATGCCTACGTTGGCATCCATTCCGTCTTCAAGTATGACCATCACCTCGTCGGCTTGATCCTCCGTTAGTTTAATGCCCATTTGATCCTGTGCGCGGGCGATGACATCGTTAGTTTCCCAAGTTATGGTTATTGTTTTCATATGTGTATGTGTTTATGTGTTTATTGGTTGGTGTTGGTTAGTTGACGGGTATTTCGTGTATATAGCCGTCATTGTCCTCAACAGACAGGGTGATGCGAGATATGTGCATGAAGCCGTCCTCTTGCCAGCAGTCAATCCCTTCCATCCAGAGTTCGATGAAGGTTGTCTGGTCGAACAGGTCTGCGGCAGTTAGATCGAATTTGCATTCACTGAAGGTTTCCGTGTCGGGTGCGTCTTCATCAAAAAGAAGTCTAATGACATTCTTGTTATCATCGTTGAGCGGTTGAATTACACGGGTAGGATCAGTCACATATGATCGACCACTTGGTTTGTGCTCTAGGTGTAGTCCACCTAGGTTTAAGTCAGCCTTTGATACGTCCTTTAGGTTGAAGTTTATGTCAACGTGCAGGAGTTTGATTCCGTCTATATTTTTCATGGTATTTATTTGGTTGGTTGGTGTTGGTTAATGGTATTGTAGCTAGCTAGCTACTACCAACTATCACCATTGTCTGGTAGGTGGTCGAAGTGATTGTGAGCATCCCTGTAGCCTTCTTCAGCTTGAGGATAAGCTGCCTTTGCTTGTTCAACAGTGTCATACATATCCATGAATTGCTTCATGGTCTGACCCTCAAGCACTGACCCCTTCGGGTATTCCCCGAATTGATAAACGCTGAATTGACCGTATTGGTTTTTTTCGATTGTGGTTTCCATTTTATTAAAGGCGGTTTTACTGATCCGCAAACAGTTTGGTATTGTAGCTAGCTAGCTAGCTATCTATCTGTAGAAAATGTGGCGACCGATAACGACCGTCACTGTCATGTGCTTTGCCCAGTAGGGCTCGCAGTAATTTGCATGGTAGTGATCTGCTCCCAGCGTGTGGTTCGTCACCTCGGATGCAACGATCACCTTGGCTGATCTCCACCTCGGATGTCTCTGGGCTATAGCTATTCCTCTAGCCAAGTCCATAGTGTTCCAACATGAGAACTGCTTGTATTCCAAGCACACATCCCATGGCGTTAGGCTACGCTTGAGTGATCGATTGATGATCACCTCATGCACTGCTTCCATTGACCCGCTGGCATATTCGCCACCAGCCTCCAAGATGAGGGTAGCGGCGACGATGTCCGATGGCGTTTGACCTCTACCCGCCGCCACGAAGGCGACGAGCATGATCAAGATGTATGTTATGACTTCCATTATTCTGTAGTTCATAATGATTAGTCCTTGAGGATTTCACGGAGCAGACGCTGGGCTAGCTCATTGGCATCACTTGCGATCACACTGCGACCGAAGTGACCATCCATCCGCTTGCGACCCGCTTCGAGAGCATACTGACAGGGCTCGATGTAAGCCGCGATAGCATTGATACCCATGTTGCGATAGCTCTTGGTATCGATGTCGTTATCACGTAGATAGCTATCAGTGAATACAACAGTTGTGGTGGATGCCTTGATCTTGGCGATGTGCGTCTTCATGCACGCCATGATGCCCTCGCCATTGCCAGACGGAAAGCGATCATTGACCCACTTGTCGGTATCATCCTTGCGAACCACATAGCTCTTGCATTTGTGATTGAATGAGCACGACAGGATTAGGTTGAGATCGATCAACTGCCTTTTAGCTAGCTCACGAAATGCTAGCACGAACTCACGACCACCATGCAATGCCCATGCATCACGCATGGAACCACTCATGTCAACGATCATGGTCACGCTACGCTTGCCATTGCTACGCTTGCGATTGATGAATGCACGATCACTGCCGCACATCGCCGCATTAGCGTGCAAGCGTGTTCCATTGCACGCTAGGCGATTGCGAGTGACCCTAGCTGACTGAACGATGCTCTTCATGCATCGAGCGATGCGACCAACTTGCTGACCATTGATAGGCAACTCCTTAGAATACCATTGCTCTTTAGGTGTGTGCTGGGAATCAGCCTTCATCTTGTCCAGACCAGTTGGATTGATCATTGGCTGGTCGGACTGCTTCTCATCAGACTTACCATTGATCATTGAGTCCGAATACTTTGGATTGATCTCTTTACCGAATAGCTCCACCCACTCCTGCACGATGGGTATTAAGCATTGGCTAGTCAGTGCATCGCACGCTCTGCGATAGAATTTAAGGATGACCAAGCGTGTTAGGCGATCCTTACCCTTGACCGTGACCTTCTCAGTTCCCACCCACTTTGGAACATATGCACTGGCTTGCTTTTTGATGCCAGCTTCATTGGTTTTGATTGCCCATAGTAACGCCGATGCAGAGTTATATGCCGCATCCACATCTTGGTAGTTGACCCATCTGAATGCACCATCGCCATCCTTGCGTGTAGCACTGGCGTATTCGATGCGGATATCCTCGAATAGATTCCACAAGCGATACGGTAGGTTGCGTGCTTCAAGTTGATCAGCTACGTCACTGTCTCGGCAGGTTAGTCTACCGTGCTCTGTCTCATGTCGGATGACCAGCTCGACAAACTTCTTAAGCTTGGCATCGTTGGCTTTCGTCGATGAGTTGCAGATGGTGTTCAGCTTAGTTCCCACCTTGATGACGTGCTTGTCGCGTTGGAATGACCAGTTTGCTGTTGGCACGCTGTCATCGATGCTGATGGTGCAACGCTTACCAGTTGCGTTCACCATGCGAGTGAGAACTCCACCCTTCTGTCTGCCTACAACCTTACGCTTGCAGGTGCTTATTGCTTTTTTGATTATTGTTTTCATTTTTTTT